GACATCCACAATCTCGCACCAGATGGCGCAGTCCACTGCATCTTTCTTTCTGACCATTTAATTCCAGGCCAGATCTTAGGAAACATTTCTTGAGACTTAAATATAAGTTCCCTTAGTTCTTCTGTTGTGTGACGAAGTAACAAGCCTGAGAAGGCTGGGTGTCCCATAAAACGTAAAGGGTCAGCCAACATAGCATAAGACTTACCACCACCAGCACTTCCTCCGTATAAAACTTCACGTTCACCAGCAGCTAGAAAATCTGTCTGTGGTCCAGCATTAGGTTTAAATATAATATTGTGTTCTTGCTCAATAGGCATATCGTGCACAATAGGTACAGGGTTAGGCTGTACTGCTATAGTCTTCGTCTGTGCCATTTGCTTTTGCGCCGAGTCTTTTGGCTTCGATCTCTTCCGCTTTGGCGATTGCCTTTTTCGCATAGTTTGCCCATCTGCGTAGGCTTCCAGCTTTGTTTTTTCTTCGTCGTTCATTGTCTAACCGCTTCTTCAAACCTACATGAGATATGTCTCTACCCGTATTTCGTGTAGGCCAATGGGCTACTTCACGATAGGAATATTGTTTTAAATACTGTTGTGCTTGCATCAACATATCTAACTGATGTTCGTTGGGGAGTAGTACGTCTGGATCGTCGGGGTCTAGGTCATACCCAAAGGGTATTGTTCTTGAAATACGAGGAATGGGAACCCACTCGTTATCTTCTTTAATGTCTGTTGGTTGAGGTAACTTCCATTGCTTTAATGGTTTAGTCATAATCTTCCGTTTGTTTAGGGGGCATCAGCATTACACCACCTTTAGTTTCTACTTGCATCTTCTCTGTTTTAACTAGACCAGTACGATCAAGTAGTTCTTTTGCTGCTGCCATCTTATCACGAATGCCTAGCTCTGTAGGATCATACAAAGCACCTACCATAGCCATAGCAGCTTTAGGTGCATTACGAGACATATACAATTGTGTTGCATCTAGAATTTCTTCTTTCATGCTATTCACAATTTGTGTTGTAGAAGTTTGATCAGAATAACCCGCAAGCTTTTTAGCAGTCAGGACATCTCCACCTGCTTCATCAAACAGTACAGCTAAAAATGTTTGTTGTTGTTCTGTTAGCGCACGAGTCATATTAGTTCCTTACATAATCAATTCAAAATGCGGTGAGTCAATAAACGGACGTTTTCCTTGGCTACGACGAAGGTCAACGTATTCCATCATTGCTTCTTCCATTGTACCGACATATTTAGTAATGTCACCTACCGACCAAGCAGCACCCCATTTCATAGCACAACCTACTTCATTAGCAGCTTCTGCCATAGCATCTGCAATATCATCATAGATATTTAATTCCCAAGAAATATCTTTTCCAACATAGGCTACTAAGTCTACAGCATGAGAATATCCAGTAGACTGTGGAATATGTTTAGAGTTCATAGTCTGTGATCTGCCAGCAGCTACTAACTTCTTCTGCTCTTCTACAGTACGTAGCCCACAGGTAACACCAAAGTCTACCTTAGTTAACTCGATAGCACGTTTAACTGTAGCTACCATGTCAGGGTGTACACCTTCAAGTTTGCCCAAAGATTTTTTAGAAAGTTTAAATGTCATTATCTCTTACCAAATAATTTAGTTGCTGAACGTATGCCAAAGCTTGCAGCTACAATAACACCAAGAGTATACTGATACCATTCAGGCATAGTCTCCAATGCAACAAATCCTTCAGCAGTTACTGTACGTCCCCACTCTCCACAAAAAGAAAGTATTAGTGGAATCGAGAAGAGAATAGTTAGCCACTCATCTTTCCATGAGTTCTGGCTACCTTCTGCCATAATACGATCCCAGTCAGCTTCAGACGTAGCTGCTGATTTCATAATAGTAGCTTTGGCTTCTGCTTCAACTAACTTAAGATTTGTTATAGCTGCTTGTTGATCGGCTTTACCTTTAAGCCAACCACCTGCTAACTCTGCTATTGGTCCAATAAGTGCTTGTATCATTTCGTTGCTTCCATTGCATTAAAGCCAAAGTAGGCAGCAACTACGCCAGATGCAGCCACTACGTATACAGTAGCAATATCGGCAATTAAACTAGCAGCTTCATTAAGTCCTAGTGCAGAAGAAACTAAAATAGCAAAGGGATATAGTAGCATTCCAGCAGCACAAGCTACAGTAAGTCTACGTTGTGTATCCCTTTTGCTATCAGCATCTTCCATTTTACGACGACGATCTTCCAACATGATCTCACGTTCATCTGGATCAATAATACCGTTACCATTTAGATCGTAGTCTTCTACCATTATTAGCTCATATATACAACTCTACGAATGTCACCACGTCCAATGCCTAAGTCCTGTAATTCACGGTCAGACATTTTATACAGTTGATTCAGTGCAATCTTACGATTGACTTCACGTTGACGTGCTTCGATTAATTTATTCACAAATTTTTTAATTGAGGTTAGCATAATTATTCTCCTTGCTATGTACAGTTTATCTGTACGAGAATAGTTATACCATGTATAGTTATACTATACTATTGATAATATTGCAACCCCGTTATTACCCTACTGGGACAAAAGTTTCTGTTACAGTTAAAACAGTATCAATATGTCCAGCAGATATAGGTGTTACTTGAATCTTATCTCCAGGTTGCAATACTAATTCAATGTCAGGAAATTCAAGAAACGTACCAGCATTTAAACTCTTACCCTCAACAAAACCAGAAGCATAAGATGCAGACGCATCGTACCACTTTACTGATACCGTGTTAGTACTACCACCAGAGTTATTGACAATAAGATACGTTAGCTCTGCTACACAGTTCGCAGGGCAAGTATACACATCTTCTGTTGTAGTACCGTTGTTATGGCCCCATACAGATTTCTTTCGTGCGGGTTTACCCTGCGATACTAATGACATTATTTATTATCCTTAGATACAAAAGAGTATAACTCTTCGGCTTTTGCTTTGATTTCATCTGGAGTGTACATCTTAGGAATATACCGCTTCCAAGCTTCTAGTGCTTGTTCAGTATTTTCTGCGTAGATGTCCATAGCCTTACGTGCTACTTCCATTTGTGAATCATAAGCTTTGTCTAACATCTCTTTAGACATAGCAAGTAGATCTGTACGAATTTGATATGGATTACTCATGTGTGTGTCTCCTGTGTGTATGAGTCTTATGTTTTCTTTTTAGTGTACTTGCGTACTACTTTTTGAATCTCTTCAATTTTAGATACAGGCATAGAAACAATTTCTTGTACCTTACTATCATTAATGTAATAACCACCATATGGATCTTTACTCGCAAGTACGTCACCACGGTGTGTAGTAACAGTGTCTTCAGTTACAATGTAACCTTCTTTAGTTAGTTCTTTTTCCCAATCAGTAAATTTCATTATGTAGCTTTTCCCACTTTAAAACATGCTGCTCTTGCAAACATACCATTAGCCATAATACTATTCGCCATAGCTATGGCATCTTTATTACACTCTTGCTCTAGTGCATGTAACTTATTAACATTGGCTATAAGTGTACATGAAGTAACATCTGGTGTCAAGCAATAGAATACAAGAGCAAGCCACATATTACTTTTTCTTTTTGCTTGCCATACCACCACACATCATAGTAGATGATTGTGTAGCTTTCATAGATGCACCACAGTTAGCGTACCCACCTGTGGCATACTTCTTAGTCATACCACCCTCTTTGTACTCTGATTTTTTAGATCTAGCTACCCAAGTTTTTTCATCTCTATCTGCTAGATTTGCTACGCCTTTAAGACCCATTTCTCTGTATTCTTTCGCTTTAGCAGCGTCATCTCCTGCCCAAACTTTTTTTATTGCTCGTTGTGCTTCAACGCCATATTTTTCTTTAAATTCTGCTGGAGTCATATTAAGAAAATCTTTTCTTGTTTTATTCTCCACATTTCTCCAAGCTTTAATATCACCATACTGCTGCGAACCTGCTGCAGTCTTGTATGTCTTTAATGTTTTCTTTTTATCAGCCATTACTTAAACAATCCTTTTGGTCTGTGGTCTGTGTGACCAGTACGTGGTTTACCTGTAGCCATACCGCCTTTACTAAAAGGTGAAGTAGGTTTATAACCTTTAAACTCCTTACGATCACGTGCAGACTGAGCAGACTTACGAGAGGCACGATCTACCTCACCCGCTTGCATGTTTTCAAAATTAGTACGTTGTGCGTCTAGCATATTCTGCATTGACTTTTTAATCAAGCCATCCTTCATGTCATCAATACGACGTTGCATAAGATCAAGATCATTAGCAGTCTTAGCTTGTTTAATATCTGTAGCACTAACAGTCGTCTTTTTAGCAATGCTACCTTTTTTCTCAACAACTTTAGCTGCCTCTTGATTTTTTAAACGTTCAATTTTTTCTCTTGCTTGCTCACGAGTAATGACTCGTTCACCACTCCTAGTAGCAGGTTGGTTCTTTGAAGTACGCTTTACTGCCTTAATACCTTTACCTATTACACCCATAATACTTAACCCTTTTTCCTTTTAGCAGTCTTAGCTGCTTGTTTAAAATCTTTAGACGTAGGAGCACCTTTACTTCCTACCTTACGCATCTTCTCACCACTACCTGCAGCAATGCGTTTACGTTTAGCATGTATGTTTGCGTACAAACCTTTAGCCATCACCACTTCGTCCTGTCAGCCCAGTAAGCCGCACTCATTTTACCTTTAGCAATATTCTTAGCATGACGTGCTTTAAATGACGCACGTTTCTTTTTCATTTGGTCGGACTCACCAGCTTTGGGAGCACCTGCAGTTTTAGCACCCTGCTCCCCAAAGCGAATCATTTTAATAGTGTCACCTTCTTTAGCTAACACTACATGCGATTTAGTAGGATGCTTAGGAGTACGTTTGGGTTTGTTATAACCAGCGAACGTTTCCCCTCTATACGTAATACTCATTATTCTGATCCGTCAGTCCAGCCTTCCATACGCATAGCCCACTCAACATGCTCTAACGTAAATGGCCTCCCATAATGGTTCTGTACAGCTTCACGCACGTAGAATACATCACTATGAGGTATATGCAAATTACTCAAAGTTCCATTTGCAAGATGTCTATAGAACTCTTCCAAAACATTATCTGTATATAGTTTTACTGATTTTC